GTGGAAGATCTTATGAAACAACTCTGGAACCACCGCCGGGTCCACGATGCGCACAGTTTTCACTGTGAACATCTGGATCCAGTCGAGGAGAGTTCCAACCGAGAAGGGACCATGTGGGCTGCAAAGCAGCAGGGATACACCCAAGAAACGTTTACTAATCGTTACTGGGGCTATCCATGCAGCGGATTGGGCTTTGAAACCCAATCCAGCAAACTTAAGCACCCGTGGGAGTGTTATTGAGTCAATGACCTTCATTGCTGAAGATACCAACTCAGGGATAAACTTGATCCCCGAGAAGCCAACCGCAATATGCTTAAGAGTACTAGGACTTGCGTCCTTTCCTCGAAAGATAAAGCGCTTAGCAAACTCGAAGGACCCGTTATCCGATGAGAGAGACTTCGCGAACGAAATCTCAACACCTAACACCTTCATAATGCCTAAGTAAGCCTCTGCAATGTTACGATGACAGATGACAACATCGTCACCTAGCAAGGCATAGTGCTGAAACCATGTACGCATGCCGCATTTCCATGCAGCAAATTGTACGATGGCATGATGGGTCAAGGCTAACATGGCCCATGAGCTATAGGCCCCCATAGGTTGGCCAACGGCGTACTTCACACCCTGTTTAGGGCTGTTGGTTTTCACACCATCAACCTTACGAGGGCAGGAGTAGAGGCGTTCGGTTAGTAGCCGAACCCACAATCGCGCGAGAGGTTTACCTATGAGATACGATAGCACAAGTTCCTGGATAACTATAGGCAGTCTATCCGTCGCGGCAGATAGATCGAAGCTGTAAACCCGGGTGATACCCTTTTTCTTCATGTGACCCTGTAGCTTGGCTATAGGGGCATGTTGATCAAAGGTACCATCTTGGGGAATGCGCTTCAAGATCTTGTTAAAGATCTCTAAATGCACAGGATGGAATAGGATCTGAGTATAGTAGTCCAGTAGGGCCACTACACGCCACTTCCCGGGTTCCTCCAAGAAAGCCAACCTTCCAAGAAATCCAATCTTTTGGCCTTTTCGCGGTTTAATGAGAGGATGATTAGCACCAGTTACGGTGTCAGTCAACTCCTTTATCCAACGAGCATTCCATAAGATGAATTTCGAGTCAAGGACGGCCCTCATAGGAACAGACCACAGTAACCACCGGTCATTGTCAGTCAAACGTACCCATTCTTGCAGTAGTCCAAATAACTCAGGTCGGGTGACCCAAGCTAAAGCATCTACAAACAAGTTCCCTATCGAGCACGAGGGACCCCCAGTGATGGTAGAATATGTGCTGTTCGGACCACCCCTTAACAGCAGCAACCACTTCGCCTTCCACATGGGAGCTCTCACGGAGAGAACTTTAGGTAGCCCACGCGAAAACGAAGTCAGCGCCCGATACCCAGTAACTGAGTCAATCAATGACCAAAACCCTTCAAGGAAGGAGTCCCAGTCAGAGAGAAACTCAGCACTAAGTGTCGGGCCAGGCGTAATAATCGTAGAAATCGTCGGCGTACCCTTGAAGCTGAGCACTCGATATATACTAAAGAGTGAAAGCCAAAAGCGTACAACCAAACCATGACCTTGATCAATGCGTCGTCGGTGCTGTATGGGGATGATGCGAGGAAGTCCGGTCCGCGTAATGCTTACGCAATGACCAGACTTGATGGTTGCTACCAGTCTATCATTCCCACAGTACTTCATAAGAAGTAGGGTGCAGGACTTATAGTACTTGGCAGTACCCTTCAAGCCTTGACGTCGAACCAAACGCACTGTATGCCGCGTGAAAACAAAGCATGCTTTGACAAAACCTAGTGTAGATGAACCAACGATGATAGGAAGTGCACGAATGCACAGACCTACCAATCGCTTCGTGTCTTTCGACGCCGATTGCCAGATACTCCCTTCACCTCGGGTTGTTACGCCGAAGATCCGGAAGAAAGAGTGCACTTTCTCACTTTGAAGAAAACTTATAGTTCTATTCATTGTTTGATTGTGTACGCTTCCTCTGTGGGTATCCTTCCTTATCCCTTTTGGGGTAGGTAGGCAGGCCTTGCAGGCCGTAGTTTTACTACTACAGGTTTCTACGAGCAGTATGACCCTTTCCAGAGACCCATCCCTTTCGGGAAATTTCCACAACTAGTGCCGGAGCATTTTGTCGTGACGGGAGTAACTCGGGTGAGCTACTCCCACTCTGACAGGTGTTCAACTCTCATAGTGCCTGATTGTCTCACGTAACATAGTTACGCTGTTGCTCCCTTTACGAGGGTCCACAGTGTCATGAGGAATCAGTTAATGAATGGTGCTAGCTTAGACAGTAATCCCTCTCAACCCCATGAGTGTGGATTTATGTCTCCTCTAGTCGAACCAAATCGTTTAAGCATTGTGAAGAGAGGAATGATGGTGACATCAAACCCTCGGTCTTCGCCAACGCCAACAAGGTTCGGGCTTCAAAGGAAGCAACGGAAACAGCAAAGTTGCCCTTGGGAACCGATAAGCTGATCCTAAGTGCTCAAAGACACTTCAGTCTCAACTAACCAGATCTAACAGGTCTGCGTTAGATGCCTAGTCTCCTAG